TCCTACAACATAAGAGAACCTAGCAGCTTCGATTAGAGCCCTCTGTATGGTTTTAAATGGTCGTGTTTGGGAGTTTCCTTGGTTTTCAATACTATCAGTTGCATCCAATTCATTGGGGTCAACATAGATAACATTTCCCTGTATATTCTTTAGAAAATTCTCCAGTCTTGAAAGGGGCATCCTATTTTTCTCTAATTACAGATTCTGTCTAAGTTTATTTATGATATTAAATGATCAAGTTAATGTTAAAGTTGAACTCCCAACGCCAACAACCGTAAAGGTTATTGTAGATCCAGATACAGTTATTTTGACAGGTGATCCATCATCACTTCTGAATCCGTCTTCAGCCTTAACTTCTTTAGCATCAATGTCCTGACTTATACTTATATTATATTGACTTCCATTATTTTGAATACTGGTTACAGTATCACCTGATGAAAGATTAGTGTAAAATTTAGACATTAAAGTGTTCTCCTGTCATAATGATATCCAGCTATAGAATACTGGTTATTGTTGCCTGGATAGTCTTCTGGAGTTTCACCCTTATATTCTGGAATAAGAACTTCTCCATCTTTCCTTGTACCATATATATGGTAGAAACAATCAATGGTTGATAGATCAGTAATCAAATCAATATTAGTTGAGTCCTCTACAATAACAATAAAATCTTCATCAATTTCTTGAATGACAAGATTTTGTTGTCTTCCGATTGGTTGTAACTGAACAGAGATACTATCGATATCAACTAAATCTTTCCAGTAATCTGGTAGATTAATTACGTTAGTTCCTGTGATTCTACCACGATGATAAACGCCACCCTCTGGGCCTTCTAAACATATGTATCTTAATCGATGTCCCTCTTTTGTGGGGTGTTTGATATCAAATCCTTTCCAACCTTGAACATTGATAGAACTACCAGACCAAGAGCAAGATTGTCCTGTGCAATTTTGTAGATTACTTGTAATTAAATTACCATTATGTGTCTTATCACCATTTTGAGTTGTATTTCCATTATGTAACATGTTACCAGTCATGTCTAAGGCATTTGCTGTTTTACCATCACCTTGTATTTTTACGTTACCATCAACTTTTATTGCAAGATTTGCTTGATATTTTGGTTGTCTATCAAATGTGCTTTGAGTCACACCGTTTGAAGCGACATTCAAATTAGCCTCATAATCTGGTGATGCTGTTGGTTTTCCAACATAAACAGGGCCATTTAAAACAGCAGTTCCAGTAGGTGAAACATCAGGCCCTCCATCTGGAAATGATGGATCACCTCCACCCACAATTAATTTATCTACCTGTTCTCTAGAAACGTTCATTATAATCCTCCAAATTGTTCAGCAAATCCTTCAGCAACATCTCTTAATTGGTCTTTTAGACCTGACTCCTCTACTTTCTTTTTAATTGATTGTGTTGCTTCACCTATCTTTGGTTTAAGAATACTCGTTGTCTCTTCCAAAACTTTGGCCATCGCACCAAACTGTTCATCTGCTTTAGTAGCAGCAATTGTAAAAGCAGATTTCATTTCAGTAAAACCCTCACTAATCATAATAAAATCTTTGGTCGCTCTTTCTGTTATCTTTTCTCCTTGAAGTCTGATATCAGGAGCATCTACATCTACGATTCGACTTCCATTTATGTTAATCACTCCATCCTGACCACCACCCACAGCTTCAATATTGATATTTCTCCCTCTTAATGTGATATCACCATTTTCACACTCAATAATAGTATCACCCCTCTTACATTTTATAATCTTTGCTGGGAGTTGAATAATATCACCAGCATCTCTAACTTTTAAACCTTCTCCGAGAACTTCAGTTGAAGATCCTGGCGTGTACAGAACTGCTTTACCTGTTCCAGGCCCACCTCCCTCTGATGCACCCTCTCCTGTGCTAGCATGAAATGAGAAAGATTGTGCTTCTTGTGTTTGAACTTGAAAGTTTGCATCACCATGAATACTACTCTGACCACTTTGAAATGCAAATCTAGGAAAATTTTTCCTAAACAGATTTTTTTTATCGTCTGGTGCTTTTGTCATTTTACTTTGTGATACAACTAATTACGGTTACAACAGCATCTTGTGATACTTGAGCAAGTTGAGATGCATCATCAATTTTAGTAAATTTAAGAACTGGTGTCAACTTAGCAAGAACTCCAGTGTCACTATTTATCGTTACATCTGGAAGTGAAGTAAATCCAAATCCACCATTCACAACATTCGCACCTACAATCAAACCATCTTGAATATTTAACTCAACTTCTGCACCATCAATTGTAACTGAGTCTCCTTCAGAATATCCAAATCCTGTATTCTGTACAACAACATCATCTAGTGACGTCACATAAGATATCTCACCATCATAACTTGCATTTGGATCTGGAATTACTTGTTTTACGTTTCCGTTGATATCCGTCTCTGTTGTGTTTGATATAAATCCTTGGCCAGGATTTGTAATCACAGCGTCCGCTATTTTTCCATCTTTGATTCTGACATAACCACCAGCTCCGTAACCATTACCGCAACCATCAACAAATGATAGTAGTGGTGGATCTACATATCCTGATCCTGGCTCATTGATTGCAACACCAATTATCTGTCCAAGAGTATTTACAATCGCACTACCAGTCGCACCAGTGCCACCAAACTTAGGTGAACCAATAAAATCAATTCTTGGTGGCCCACATCTAAGAATATCCGTGCTACAATCTGGTCTTGTTGGACTCGCTGGTATAGCACCATCAAGACCATCTAAAAGAGGATCAAGTAAAGAACTTATTCCCATCTTACCAATGATGTTAGAAAGATCATCATCGCCTGCTAATGAAAGACCACCTTTTGAAGAATATGTCGTATTGTCGGGACAGTTTTGTGCATCACACTCAAGAGCGTTAGTGACAAAATTAGCATACTTAAGAGCCTTTGAGAATGTTTTACTTGGTAAAGCAATTCCACCACCTTGAATTGAGTTTAACTGATCAAACATGCTTCCAAGTTGAGTATCTAGAATATTATTAATCTGACCAAACATGTCACTCAAGAAATTTTCAATACCACAAAGAGGTACATCTAATATTTGTCCAATCATATTTTCTAAACTTTTAGAAAGATAATCTAATAATTCATCCTGTATCTTTTCAAAATTACAGAACATTACATCAGTCAATGATTTGGTAGCCTTTCCTACCTCAGCCTGCATCGTTTTAGGTGTTTTATCTTTTAAAGTGGTTGATAGTTTATCTAAGGTTTCACTTATAACCCATGAACGACCACGACGAACCAACTTAGTAGTTGAATTTTGTAATTTATTTGATGTTAATTTTATTTCAGATTGAATATCAACAATACCACCATAGATAGGATTCACAAAAGTATTTGCAGAATTTAATGATTGTAATGTTTGTATTTTTTGTGTAAAATCTTTAATTGTATTTTTTATCTTTGATATTTCATTATCTTGACATGCGGTAGCATTATCTATACTTATTTCAGTGGCATTATTAAATTGATTTTCTGAAACAACTTTATCATTTTCATTATTACTAAATCCTTTCTTCGCTGGTGAGTTCACACTAACTTGATTTTTACCAAGATTGCTGTTTACTTTTGGTGGAGTATATGGTACAAAACAAGTTTGTTTCTTTGCATTGAACTGTGCTGATGTTAACTCATCTTTAATGAAAGACTGTCTGAATAAAGTTCCAAATATAATTGGTTGCTGTCCATCTGCACCATCAAAGAAAAATCCAACTACAACCTCTCCACCTTGATATTGCATTGTTTCACCACAACCACCAGTGGTTGTAGTGTTTGGTGGTAAAAGAACATGTGCAAGTGGTAAATCTTTATCTGCTAAATCATCCTCACATCCATGATATCCCACAATACGAACACGACATCGATGTGAATAGATATCTTCTTCATCTTTATCACCAGCTCTTTTCTTTTCTAAGGCATCACCCCACTCTCCTTTCTCAGGATCGGTAACTTGACCGATCCACCATTGCATTGGATCTCTTCCTATGAAGTTTGTAGCTGATGGTTGATACATCTAATTAATCGTCATATATTAGGCACTCAGGTTCATCTGGATGCATATCGCAGAATAATTCTAAAGCGTTTGGGTCATGATGATCACCCGCTTTGATTTCTTCCTTATGATGTTCGACATACTCTTCGAGTTCATGCAACTCTTCCTTTGCATGTCTTCTTGCTGCTGGATTTGCTTGTGGGTTATCAGCAATCTTTTTGTCGTATTCAATGTGATCTTCGATTGATTTCATTTGATTTTCCTTTTTCTTTTATTTAAGCGTTTTATCTAGAACCTGCTGGCCAAGTGTTTCCATACTGTCGATTATCAGCACGAATTAATTCGCCTGTATTTGTGATTCCAGTTTTATCTACGGTGAATACATCACGAATTAATTTAAGTTGTGTTTCACTCTGTCCACCACCAATAAGATGTCTTAACTCAGCGATTAGATATCTTCCACTTGGATCATTACTTCTCTCATTACCATAGGAATCTACAGCAGCGTCTCCATTTTCTTGTTTAAGAGGTAATCTAATATCAAGTGCAAAACCAGCTCTTAATGTGGTATTCAATGGAATTGAAATACTTAGAGACTGTGAGAATAGTAGGTTATTTCTAATATAAGACTTATTTTGATACTTGGCAAGTTCACTTTTAGGTTGAACATCTGTCTTTGCGGCGCCAACTTGTGCAACTCCAACATCATCAACTCTTACCATAAGACGAGTTGGATAATCCTCGATACCAGTTAACAAAGTGGCTGGTTTATTTAGTTTTATATCAGATGCTTTGAAATCAACAACCTCGGTGTTTTGATTTTCGATATCAACGTATATTGTTCGATTGGCATACATTCCCATTCTCATATTCATTCCAATATCATTTGATTGATTCAAATTATTTTGTAAAATTTTATTGGACAGACCTTGTGAGTCTGTTTGTTGATATGTTATTGCATCTTGTTCTAATAAACTTTTAATTGATCTAAAGTGATAACCATCTAAAGTTTCATAGAATAGAAAACCAAAATCATCATTTGCTGATTGTCCCTTTGGACATAACCATTGAATCGTATCAAATGGTCTTTTCAAATTACCAACAAATGAATATGAGTTTGTAGCTCTATCCTCTTCAACATCAGTTTCACCAAGTTTTTCTTTTTTAGGGCCAAATACTTTTTTCTTAGTTTTAATTCCCTTCTCATCCTCAGTGAGTATATCTAAGACAGTTTGTGAGATATTGCCAGTGAATTTTTTGTTAAGTCTTGCTGTTTCATTAACAATTGTCTCAACTGATACAAACTCTAAGGTCGCTACTTGTTTATTAGATTCAGTCACCATATTTCTAACAGAATTTAACATCATCTTCTGTTTATCATGCATGACTTTAAAATCATCTGCATCTTCGTCATCAATTTTCACTATCACATCAATATATTCTCCGCCAGTTATTCCTTTACGACCTATCACTTGGTCAATATCAATAAAAGTAATAGTCATTGATATTGATGGACTTTCAATACTCTCATAATAATCAATTATCGGATTTCCAAGTGTTATATCATATTCTTCCTTCAATGAAGAACCTTCATTAGGAATCAACATGCATTTGTTAATAAGAAAAGTATTTTCCATTATTGAATCATTCTTGCAATTTCTGGTGGCAATTTATTGGTATGAGGTGATAAAGATAGATATTGATTTCCTAAAGTTTTGATAAAAGGAATAGCTGGTTGAGTTGTTTTTATTGCCGTGTACGTTACTTGTGGTCTATTTTTTTGAACTGTCACTGGAGAATTTTTACTATTCTTAGATTGTGGAGATGGATTTACAATTGTTTGAATCGCAGCTGAGTTGGCAGAAATAGACTCTTTTAGTTGATTAATATCTTTAAATGTAAGATCATCTGCTTGTACTGAATCATTTTTCTTGTCAAAATCAAATTTATTAAATGTCACAGCATCTAAAATACCACCAAAAACTCTTCCTCGACCAAAAGTTTCACCACCTTTTTTATCCAAGTCTAATAAATTACCAGATAAGGCATCAATACCACCTAAAATACGATTACCATAACTTCTTTTTTCAACGACTTCTGTTTTATTTTTATCACCTTTAACTAATCCCTCATCACTACCACCTTCTCCACCAGATGTAAAAGACATATTAGATTCGGATGCTTTTGCAGAACTACCGATAGCACCACCGACAGCGCCAATACCTAATGCTCCAAGTAAAAACTTTGCGATAGTGCCACCAGCAGCCTTGATTCCACCAAAAAGTTTTCCTCCAAGACCTGTAATTGCTTTACCAACAATCGGTAATTTTCCTAAAGAACCAGTAAGACCCTTAGTGATGACCCCTGCAAGTTTTCCAAAACCAAGAGTTAAACCTTTTCCAAGAGCAGGAATTAATTTTGTAAATATTCCTTTTGTAAGTAATGGTAAAAGAACTGGCCCTAAAAGTTTAACAGATGCAATTAAAGTACCGCCTAATGCTAATGCTTTTATAAGACCACCTAAGAAACTTCCTCCACCACCCTCTTGACCAAATTCACCTGGCTGTCCTTTAGAACCCTTATCTCCTTTTACACCTTGCATACCAAGAGCTTTGTCTCTCATCTCTTGTTTCTGTTTTGCATCCTGTTCTTCTAAAAGTTTATCCTCTCTTTGATCTTTTTCAAACTTTCTCTCTATTATAATATAGTTTGCAATATCTCTAATTTCTGTTTGCATTGTTTCAATTGACATTTGCAAACTTTCAATCAATAATTTATTAGCACCAACAGCGTTCATGGCGGAGTTTGATTTTGATAAGGCACTACTCGCTACTTTATCGATTGAATCAGTTCTCTCGAAAAAACTTCCTAAATTTATTTTTTTACCTTCTTCATCCATACTTTTGGGCACCCTCTTGTTGTTGGTTCTTTAAATTTTGCTCTTCAATATATTGCTTAAGAAGAGATGTATAAATGTCTCTTTCCCAAGGAATCATATTTTCGAGTTCCGTCAAGCTATATTTATGGTATTGCATGAGAGCAAAATTGATACGGTAATAGGATTCAAGATCCTCCCTTGCAATACTTAGCCGAAAAAATCGGCTAGTCCCTCCAAAACGACACTACCTTTTTCTTTTGTATTTGGATTCACAACTTCAATAGTGTGTGATAATTTAGGCATTGTTGAAAAAAACTTTTCAACCTTTTTATATTGTTGTGAGTTCAACTGTTGCACAAAATCAAGTCTCTCCTGTGCAGAATAATCTTTCGCCTCCCATGCATCTTCTCCATCAAAGATGGTGTCCATACAATCAGCGACAACTCTAAAAGTTTTATCAACCATTGTCTCTGCTTCATCATCTGTATCAAAATTACTTTCAATAAATTGATTAAGTGATGGATATTTCATACGAACAGACATCTTATCATCTAAAACAATATCAATGTTATGTTCTTTTGGTCTAATAACTTTGATTTCATCCACATATATTGTGACTGGTACTTTTGTTTCTCCGTCATCAGGGCAAGTCACAGTTAATTTAATATCTTCGCCGATAGACTTAGCACGAATATTTAAAAACAAATACTCAATATCAAACGTGGGAAGATCATCAACTTTAATACCTCTTGTTAAAATGCATTTCTTCAATACATCAGTCACGGCATTTGTGATTTCATTTTGACTTTTTGATTCTAATGCT